TGCAGGTGATTTGCTAGATACTACTTCACTTGGAGGATTTATTCCAGATCTATGGGCTGATTCAATCTATAGTTTCTTTTTTAGAGGTAATAAACTAAGAGGAACTATTGATGATTATAGTGCATTAGTTAAAAATAAGGGTGATTCTATAAATATTCCAGCAATATTAATGCAAGATGCTCAAGATAAAGGTGCATCTACTGCAGTAACTTGGGATACTAATAAAGGATCTACTCCACAAGCTCACGATGTTACAGCAGTTAATCTTCCAATTACATCTCACATATATCAAGCTGAGATATTTGAAGATATAGCAACAATTCAAGCTCAATATGAATTAATCAGTAAATATGCAAAAGCTTTTGGAGAGTCATTAGCTAGAAAAGTAGAAACTGATATATGGGCAGAATTAGATGGATTAAACACAAGTGTTAATACAGGAAATGATAATGAATTTGGAAGTACAGAACTAGAGCTTTTATTAGCTCAACTGTATGATTTAGATATAGATCCAAATCAAGCTTCTTTAGTTGTAAATCATTTGATGTTAGCTGATATGTTTAGTTCTTCAAGCAGTCTTGCAAATATGTTTATGAGAAATGATGCTTTTGGGCAAACATCAGGTAGAAATGGTGCTCATGTTTCAGAAGGTGCTGTTGGTATGATATATGGCATGGATGTTTATTTTTCACAAGCTGTAGGAACAGGAACTACTGCTGTATGTGGTGCAGCCTATGTTAAAGGTGCATGTGCATTTGCAGCTTCTCAAGATGTAAGATTACAAGCTCAATATGATGTTGATTACCTTGGCACAAAAGTCATAGCAGATATGATTTATGGTGTTAAGTTGTTAGATTCAGCAACAAATAAAATGGGTGTGAAAATAGTTAATGATTAATATCACATAGTGATTAAAATAACGAGGGGGGAAACCCCCTCGTTTATTAGGAGAACATATGAATAAATTTTGGGTAAAAAACAGTTTAACTGGTGAAGTAAGAGGAGTTAATAGTGAAAAAGAAGTAAGAAGATTAGTTGTAGTTGGTGGCAGTAATCCAAGTCATTGGTCGCAAATAGTTGGAAGAAAAGATGACTCTCCTTATGTAAAGGAAAGTAAATCATCAAAGGATGAATAATGGCTAGAGATCCAATGATAAATACAGCTACAGGTCAAAGAAGGGTTATTCGCAAGAAAGGCGATTTAACTACAGGAAAAGGTGATTGGATTCGTGGAGATTTTTGCGATGAAAAGTATAAGAAAAATTATGACAAGATTTTTGGTAAAAGAAATATACTTATTGAAAATAAAATGATAGCTGATGAAAGTTTAGAGGATAACGATGAGCATAGTAAAGAGCATTAAATATCATGAAGGATTTAAATCCAAGGTTTATAAATGCACCGAGGGTTATGATACTATAGGCTATGGTTTTGCTATAAAAGATTTAGAGCTTGATGAAGATATAGCAGAGCTTATTTTACTTAGAAAATTAGAAAAATTACAACACAGAATAGCCTCTACTTTTAGTTGGTGGTATAATAGCCCTAATGCAGTTAAAAATGTGGTAACTAACATGTGTTATCAGTTAGGGGTATCAGGATTTAGTAAATTTAAAAAAACAATATATCTTTTAGAA